AAAACATCTGAAATGCCTTAAATGTGTTCAGACTATTGCCGGAAACATTGTAAAGAGTTTGAGCGGTTCCGTCGCTGATTTGTGGTTGAGATGTGGTAGTCGTTGCCCGAAGCGCCCACGAAATATCGGAAAGCGAGTCGTTTAATTTTCCGCGCCCAAATAAATTTGCATGCGACCCACTGATTGATGTCGCGTTTTGCACAGTCATTGCATTAAAGGGAACGGTTGTCGGAGAGAAAACGAGCGAAGTGGAAACGTCGATGCGCTGGTCGGAAGCAGATGCAAAGTTCACCCCATCCGCCCCCCAAGTCGGCCCGTTGATGAGCGTTCCGTTATATGTCCCCAGCCCGCCCAGCGAGTAAGCAGTTGAGCCTGTGCCTGCGTTCTGCGAGCTGCGGAGCGGCCAGCACACCATGCTGCTCCAGAGGCCGAGAGCTTTGATTCCTTTTACAAAATTGTTGATGCCTTGAATATCAGTTGCCCCGCTTACATCAATAAATGCTTGGGCGTCTGGATCAATACCACCGCCCCATGCTCGCCACAGATTATACAATTGATAATCTATGGTCATCTCATTGAAGCATGGCCTTGATGGAATTGGGTAACCGCTATTACCAGACAATACTTCGGCAATATCAAACAACTGGTTGTCCAGTGTCTTTGACATGAAGCATTCTCTGGTGATAGGCATAATATTTTATCGGTTACGATAATTACAATGCGAGTTCAAGCGCGCCGTTCAGAAGAAACAATTGCTGGTCTTCGGTTTTCTGCACAAAGCAATTCTCGGTAATTGGAGATCCGCCACCATACAAAGTAAGCGCATCATAAAACTGATACATCTTGGCGGAATCGCTCATAGCATCATAACAGCCATAGGAAACGATACTGAAAATAACTGGAACCGTTTTTAGCGCGGCTTGAGCTTGGATCGTTTGAAGAAGTGGGTAGGATTTATTGCGGTAGTCGATGTCAGTGAAACAGGCCATAATTTAGAAAAGGGGTTAGGGTGAGGAAGTATTTACTTCCCCACCCAAGGTTGAGGTTTAGTAGTAGATACCGACAACGTAGGCGTTCACATAGAGCGCACCAACGCGGCCAGCAGTATCAGCACCGGAGGTAACGTTTGCGCCAGCATTTGCGTAGGTGAAGGTAGTTGCGTTAACAACCGTGACTTCAGCCTGCACAGCATTGAACGTAGTGTCGGTCATGCTGGCAATCGTGATCGTGTCACCCGTGGTAAAACCATGGGCAGCACCAGTAACGATTGTAGCAACGCCAGCGGTGCGAGCGCGGGTAGCAGTAGCTTGACCAGCACCAACAGTGGATTTCAGCAAGCGGAGTTTACCAGCACCAGTGATGACATAAGGATTGGCAGCAAGCGCAAGGGGGTTATAGCGTCCTTGGTTATCCAAAGCGTCAGTGATAGTGAGGGAAGCCGAGATGTTTTCGCCAGTGGTTCCATTGTCCACGATCACGATTGGATCAGTGGCAGTGGTTCCGCGAGCGTAGGCAGTCTCCAGAATGATGCTGGTTGGGAAGAACTTAGTGTCTTCGTCATTGAGAACGAGGAGGTCAGTGTCTCCAGCAGCGAGTAGGTTTACAGGAATCGGGCCAAACAGGTTGACGCGATCATAAGCGAGTGGTCGAGAATTAGACATATTTTGTATTTTGTTTAAGGTTATGGGGAGAGGCTTTAATAGCCCCTCCCCTTATTTAACTTAGGAAGGCACAACAATGTCGCCCACACCAGCGCAGCTATAGCAGTCCTGATTGTTCTCAGGAACGATGTAGCTTTGAACTGGGCAGCAGGAACCATAGAGGTTCTTGCTCTGAGGCATACGATGCAGGAAGGTGTGCATGATGGTTGGGTCTTTGACTTGTGCAGCCAGACGGAACTGGGCTTGATAGAAGCCCGATTTGCGCCAGCGGTTGCACTCCCAATCTGGGTTCTTCCATTCCCAATCACCAGCGTAGTTCTGGGTCATTTGTTGGGCTTGGCCGTATCCAGTCGAGGATGGCATTGTCCATTTGCACATTGCTTTGTTGACCATAGCAACCGAGACGCCGAAGTCGGCAGTGCGGTAAGCGCGGTTAGGAATATAAGCGCATCCGTTTTCAAGAACAGTCTTGATGTAACGAGGAACGCGAACGAGACGTGCCCATGTAGCAGGATCAGCCGCATTGAATGTAGCGAGTCCAGCATTGAAGGCAGTGTCAGCGTTGAAGCGAGCAGCGTTGATGTCGTAACCAAAGGCGTAGTCGCCGATGATACGATTGATGCCGAGCTTCAGACGGGTAAGACGCTCATCAAAGTCGGTGTTTGCATCCCAGTAACCATTGTTGCGCTTGGCTTGGAAGTAAAGCGCACGGCCAACTTGAGGATCAGGGATAACGATGTCGAGCAATGGCTGGCCAGTCGCGTCTTGGAGGTCAAGGCGGAAAGCGTCATCTTCGTCTTGGAGGTCAACGAGTGCATCGTCGAGCATATCAAGCGAGAGATAAGCAATCTTGTTGAGGTCAGCAGGAGCGAGCTTAACGCGAATCGCGCAGAGGTCGTAACCGGCTTCGTTGTTGAGCGTATGTTCTGGAACAAACCAAGCTTGGTCATCGACCAATCCGCAGTAGGTTCCGTCATCCGTGGTGATGCCCATCCATTTGTGTCCAGCCCCGCCGATGTAGTTGGAGCGAAGGAACTCTTCGTGGACATTCTTGGTGATGCGAGCATTCGACTCTTCGAACTGAAGAATTTCTTCAGCGGGGAAGAGGCGATAGAGAAGGCTCTCAACGCAAATCCAGTCAGTAGTCATCTCTTTACGGAGAAGCTCGAAAGTGTAGCTCTCAGTGCCGGGACGCTGAATGACTTCTGGTTTGCTATCGCAAGAATCAGTCTCGCAGTAGGTGTCGGTGATCTGACGGAAAGGAGCGCAAGGATCGTGGAATCCACGGCCAAAGCGGAATGCTTTCTGTTCAGTTGTGTGGTTAAGAGGCCATGCTTGCTCCTCGAAACGGGTGAAATATGCAGAGTTGGTGACGAGCTTCTTCACATAGAGGTCGTTGAAATACTCGCGGCCCTCACGGAAGAAACTATCAATCTCAGCACAAGAATTGAAATATAGTTGATCTGACATTTGATTTTGGTTTGGTTTAGTTTTAGTTTAGTTCACAAACGCAAAAGGCCCGAAAGCCCCAAGCGAATGCTTGTTGGTTTCGAGCCGGAGTTCAACCCTCGGTGTCTCTTGCGAGACCAGTCCGGAAACAGATTTTCATGCGAGTTCTGATACTCGCCAGTTAGGGTGCAACTGAATCACTAATTTTATCGTAAACGATAATTTCGTCTATCCCTTACACCGCACACTGCAACTAACCATTTACTATGTCAAGCAACTTTTTTAAAAAAATGAAAAGGGGAGTAAGTTTTACCTTACCCCCCTTCCAGCTAACAAGAATGTCGAGCTTATGCGGTCGCCCTACCTTGTGGAGAGAACCTAGCCAATTTACTGGCAAGTCCCTCACTAATACTCATTCTTGGTTTCTGGGAATCTGATGCACTTGGCGATGAAGAAATACGCGACGAGCCTTTGAGTTGAGCGATGTAATCGTCTTTCTCTTTGACCATCTCTTGGTATGCCTTTAGTTGTGCTTGGATCTTCTGGTATGCACGACCTTGGTGGATCAGGCGGTTCATGTCCTCAACCGATGCCTGTTCGTTGGTTTGCTGTGTAGCAGCCAACGCAATAGCTTCATCACGGGAAATGTCATACTTGATTCCCTTCTCCTTCATGTAGTCAGCAATCGTATCTGGGATTTCAGTAGCCTTGTCAATCTCCTGCTGAGTGTTCTTGTATCCTTCACGCCATTGATTTAGATACTTGTTTCTGCCTTCTTGTTCTTTTTGTTTAGCGGTTTGAAGGATATTCTGCTTGGTTTCTTCAAAGTTGACAAGGGCTGCGTGATGCTTTTCAGTTGAATTTACAAACTTATTCCATTGTTCAACAAATTGATACTTTTCAAAATCAGATAAGTAAGGCTCAATTTCTTTTAATGCTTCTTTTCTTGCTTGCTTTGCCGAAACAACTTCCTCTTCGGTCGTGGCGCGGAAGATGGCGGCGTTTGCGTTGACAGCATTGTTAAATTCCCTAAGAACATTTGCGTCATTTTCAACAAACTGTCGCGCAGTATAGTAAGTGCTGTTGACAGGATCGAGGTAAGTCTTTTTGAAATCTGGATTACTTGTGATGTCATGGAAGTCCAGTTTACCCCGAAGGTCTTTGATCTGCTCTGATAGTTGTTGCTCAATGTCCAACTTCTCTTGGTTCGCTTTGTTGAGTTGTTCTTGGTAGTGGTTGGCTTCCTTAGTCGATGTTGACTCTGAGACCATTCGCTCAAGCTCTTGGATTTTGGTTTCAAACTTGGGAATTTCGTCTTTCTTGTATTTCTCCAACTCTTCTTTGAGCTTTCGGTTTTCTTCGATTTGTCGCTCAACAAAGCCTTTTTTCTTTCCTGTTCGGTCAGATGTGATTTCAGCTTCGGTAACTCCCGCCACTGGTTCTTCTGGTTCTTCTTCATTGTATTTTGGTATTCCAAGGTTAGGATCACCAACATTGGTAGCACTTGGCTTGCCCTCGTCGGCTTGTTGTTTGCTGAACTTTTTAAGGAAGTCAGATGTGTTGCCTTTAATCGGAACTTGAGGTTTGGCTTGCAGTTCTTTGATTACGTTTGCTGTGTCGTTGGTGTCCATAAATTAGATTTCGTCAAGGTCTGGGTCAATCGTGTTGCCTGTCGGTTCTTCATGCTTTCGAGTAGCTTTTGTTTTTTTGAATGCTCCTTGCTCTTCAGTTCCAATAGCTTCAATAGTTTTGATTGCATGGATAAGCGTGGTTACTCCTTCGGGCGGGTTTACATTAAGCAACAAGTAAGCCTGTAGTTTGTTCCAATCTTCGTGTGAGGTTATTGCTGCACATAGGGATTTTACTTTTTCGGTTGTCATTGCATTGGTGTGATATTGTTTTCCACTTCTTCAGTTTCTTCTGGAGTCTCAACCTCTTCGGTTTCCTCTTCCTCCATTTCCTCCGGCTCTTCTTCTTCCATCTCTGGAGCCTGCTTGCTTTGCATTGCTGCTTGCTTGGCCTTCTCTTTCTGAATCTCAGCGCGAGCTTTAGCCTTCTGAAGCGCGAGTTGGGTAATGCCTTGTTCTTTACGCTGCTCAGTGCGTTGAGCGTGGCTGATAGAAGCCTTGCCCACCGAAATATCAGCGAGTTTCTTTTTGGTGTCGATTTCGATACCAGACTTAGCAGCGAGGTATTGAAGTTTGATGTCTTCCTCGGAGTTAGGTTGACCTTGCTTCTGAGCTTCGGCTTCAGCCATCTGGACGTAAATTTGCTGGAGTTCATCAGCCATCTTCTGAGCTTCGTTCATTCCTTGCATGAATTGTTTCAAGAAGTCCTGTTTGGATGGGTCTTTGCTGATATACTCAACGTGAGCCATGATGTGACCACCTTTGAATTTAATTGAGCGAACTGCCTTGGAAAGCTCTGCAAGCTCTGGTTGACCTTGCTGCACAGATTGCAGGATCATCTGCAACTGCATCATCAGATCCTGCAAGTGACCAACTGCGTGTTCGATATGTGGATCAGTTGGGAACACAGGGAAGTTAGCAGGATTGACAAACGCATCAGTCATGCCAGCGTTTTCAAATCCAATGATACGAGCAGTATCGTCAATCTTGCTTGGCTTGATATTCCGATAACGAGCTACGTTGTCTCGCCCTGATAGTGCCGCGATTGCGTCTTTAACGGCATTCTCTTGTCCTTCGTTAGCTGGAGTGATTGCTGTGATGTTCAATAGCTTCTCTGCTGTGATGAGTTTGAATGACGGGCTACCGGCTCCGTTGATTAGATTAGAACGGATGCTGGTGATGTTCTTCCAAGCAGCAGCTTCTTTCGGAGTGCCAAGCTCTTCAAGAATCTCATAGAACTTCTTAACAAACTCATACCCATCATCGCTAGATTTCGCGTTTACGAATCGCTTGTAGAGTTGTTTGAAGTAGAGGGTCTGACACTCGTTGAATCGGCGGATCTGAGTTCCAGATAGTTTAGCCGACTCAGCCGCATCCAATTCTGCTTCGCCTTTCGTGCGCTGGCCACCGCTGTTAGTAGGCGCGTTGATACGATACTGCCCCATGCCCCTATACATATCTCCCATGAAGAATTGCATGAAGCTCATGCTTTCTGCTACAGGGAGTTGGAAGCGGTTCTGAATAAATTTAGCACCATCTGGCATTACGCTGATTGGCAACCATTCCATCTGCTTCAACATCTTCGTTGAATCTGGCCCTTGACCCTCAATCATCAACATGGAGTTGAGGCGCACAGCATCAACCAATGAGTTCATCGTGAAGTCATACTGACGGCAGGCAACAAACGCCGACTCCGCTTGGCTCTTGATGTCTTGGAAGAGTCCGCTGCCCACCGAATCAGTAAGCATATACAGAATCTCGTCCCATGATTTGTAGAGTCCAATCTTCAGCATCATAAACCCATGCTGGCTTCTGACATCATCATCGCTGATCTTCCCTGCTCCTTTGATGTTGGAGTTGATGTAGTCCGAAATCGGCTGGTAGTCTTGGAGGATGATTGCTTTGGAAATTGTGCCGTCAAACTCCCTCCAGTAAACTTCGTAGAGGTCAATCTTTTGATTCACCGATAGTGACCAGTTAAACCCTGACTCGCTGATTGTGCGGAAGAAATCTTCACGGGTTTTGCGGTTGTTACTGAATGCGCGGTGGAATCGGATAGCATCAATTGCTGCGTCCACATTCCATCCCATTGCTTCAGCCGCAGCGCGGTTCTCGATCTTCTTGTAGAGTTCGTATGGAGTCAATCGAACACGCCTAACAAACTCTTCTAGGTTGGAAAAGTCGATCCGAATATCATCTGGGAAAAGGAGGTCGGAAAGGTAAACGTGTTCTGGCATCCATCCCAAAGGAGAGTCCCACATTCCGATTCCTTTTCCATAGAGCAACATTTCTTCCAAGTCTTGCTCTGCGTTGTAGAGATACCCCGGCCATTCTCTGATTGCTTGGTCAAATGCAGTGGTGATGTTCTCAGTATTAACAAGGCGTTCTTTCTCATTTCCATACTTAGTCTTGATTGTGCAACAAGCCTGACGCTCAGTAATGACATCGTAGTAGCTGGACTTTTGGTTATCTACAATAAAACTAAGTTGTCCGTAGTTTACGTCAGATTGCCAAGGCAAACGCTTCTCAGCAAGTTTGCTGTAACCTGTGGGCGGGAAGGATTTATAGGCTTTGTAAATCCTAATTCTTTTATTTTCCCTGCCGATATTAGCCAACCTAAGATTGTTAGCTATATTCCAACAATGCGAGGCGTTGGAGATTCGTGTTTCTGGTGGCTTGCCATTCTCATCAAGAGTGGCTAAAGAAAAATTATCATTTCCGATTGAGAGCATAGGATTTTATATTTATCGGTTACGATAGTGAATTCAAGACGTTTCTTCGTTTGTTACATGAACTACACCCGCGAGCCTTATGCTCAAGTTTAGTTCCCAAAACCTTGTCAGTAACCGCTGCTACTGTATGAATGGCTTGTGCAATCTTATCTCCAAGTCCATCGCTATACCAGCACCGATCACTTGGTTGACGCTGGCAGGTTTGATCTTCTACCATTTGCTCGATGTTACTTGGAAGCTCAACGCCGTTGGAGCGGTAGTCTTTCTGGATGTTCTGCATCAAGCTACTCCATGTGCTTCCGTAAACAATCGCGGGAAAGGTCAGCTTATCACGCTTAATCTCATAGCGGAAATACCAGCCCCCGACTGGTGCTAGATTTTTGTTTTTCAGTTTCATCTTGCCTTTCATCCAAAAATATATTTTCTTATTGATATGTCAAGAGTTTTTTCTTCAAACAAAGGTATTCGTCGTTACGGAATTCAATTCCCAGAAAACATGGATGACCTTGGTATTGAGTTATACTGCTACGCTATAAGTCGAGGTGAATACGGAAAAGACTACTGCAACAAACAGAAAATAAACCTTTCTGATTTTAAATTACTATCTCCATCTGAACATTTTCTTAATGCTGTTAAACTTCAATGGCCGACTGAAGTTTCTATTTACAATAGAGGATATACAAATACCCAATTACTTAGGACGCTGGATGAGTTGTGTTCCAATACTGACATCTGTTTAGCTGGATGCGCATCAGCAGGCAAATCATTCCCAGTAGGGCTTTGGGTTTATTTAGATTGGTGTTCTGCTCCGCATTGCACTTCTTCTTGGGTGGCCACTACTACTCTCGGTGCATCCGAAGATCGTATCTGGGGTATCATCTCCAAGCTATACAAGTGCGCCCGTGTCCAGATAGGTAAACTTATCGACTATCGTCACATGATCGTATGGGGTGGCGCGACCAACGATGAAGATAAGGACTATCGAAATGCTATCAAAGCCTTAGCGTTTCAATCAGGTAACGAGGGCCAGAAAGCTATTGATACCACCCGTGGTCGTAAGAATGATCGAGTTCGTCTTGCTTTGGATGAGTTGCCCGAAATGGAACTAGGCGCGATTACCGCTAAAGTAAACTTATCAGCAAACAACGATGTAACTTTTATCGGTATCGGAAACCCGTCCGCTGGGGACAATCCTCACACCCGTTGGGCTATGCCTAAAGATCAATCCAACTTCGATTCTGTTTCTCCAGATATGGATAAGTGGGAAACCGGAACTGGGGTTTGCTTGTTCTACAATGGTATGCGCTCGCCCAACTTTGCCGCGCCTGCTAACGAACCATCCCCGTTCCCGTTCCTCATGGATCGTAAGAAACAGGAAATTATGCTCAAACAATGTTACGGAGACGAGAATGCCATTGACTATGTTCGTAACGCTATTGGTTGGTGGCCGAAGTCTGGATTCGCTCAGACAATCATAACCGCCGATCTCATCCGTAACGCTGATACCAACGAAGAACCACTTTGGGATTCCGAAGGGTTTACTAAGATAGCTGGCTTCGATACCGCATTTACAGTCGGAGGCGACCGATGCGTTCTGACTATCGCTAAACTTGGCTTTGTCCGTGGCACTCGCAATCGTGTAATGTGGTTGGAAAGTCAGAAGGTAATCCAGCTATCCGCTAATGCCGCTGCTGAGTTTGAAATCCAACTTGCCACTGAAGTTGTTTCTTTATGTCGAGCCGCTGGTGTCCAACCATCTAAATTCGGTATGGACGTGTCCGGTGATGGCGGTCGAGTCGGGCAAGCTATTATTCGTGAGTGGCTACGCTTTGACGCTTCTGGAGTCGCTATCGCTCTTATCTCATCTATGGGTAAACCTACTGACCGGATCGCGGCAGATGTAGATAAACGCCCGTGTAAGGATGTTTATGATAGATTGGTCAGTGAATTCTACTACTCAGCCTATCACGCCTTTAAGAGCCGCGTTCTTTTTGGCATAGATCCTGCTTCGGATTTGGCGCGGGAACTTTGCTTGCGCCGATACACGATCAAGTCTAAGAAGATTTCCATTGAGACTAAAGATGAGCTTAAGGGAAGAACTGGTTACTCTCCAGACATTTCGGACAGCCTAATATATTGCCTCGAAATGGCGCGGCGCAATGGACTTGTTTTTATCGGAAACGATAAACCAGTTCCAACTAACCGATTCTGGGCGCGGGATGAAAAGCCCGTCGAATCATTCTCTGATGACGATGCTTACTCGTCAGACGATAATGGAGATTGGTAAATACTGGGCCAAGACGTTACTCTTGGTCATGGTTTCGGTGACGGCCCCATGTATTGCCGTTTGGCTCTTTTTGCCACTCAAACAAGACTACTTCAAAGCTCGTAGTTAGCTACATGACTCCATGCTTCCCAGTAAAAAGGAAGGCCGGGTTAACTCAGCATTATTGAATCACTCAGAGATTAACTTAAGAGTATTAACCTTACGCATGATTCTCAGCCGCCGACCATATAAATAAAGCCAATTGAGGTAAGCCTTTGTTGCGCTTCCCCACAAAGCAGGGTATAATCTACGCTTACAGGACAAGAGACGACTCCCATTTCCCTCAACCAGCTAAAATGTAAAAGATCAATCTAAAATTCCTTCAAGTTCCAA